TATGGTGTTTATAATTTTGGATGGGGTAAAAGGAATAGAAAAATATTAGATGATGTTTGGGATAGTGATGTTATTATTATACCAAGTGAGAATGAGTTTCAACAACATATAAAAGGATATATTGATCCTAGGCATAAGGCAAGAAGTGATGAGTATGTCCATAAAATAGGTAATGCATTATCAGATAAACATATTATTATTTTGCGTAGTGATAGGGCAGACAATGAAGAATTATATCGTAACAAGACTTTTAAAGACCAACCCATAGGTAAGTTTTCTATATTAGATGAAATGGATATACCTGGTGGACTCCACGGTATGAAATATCATTTTATAAAGGAGATACCAAAAACTTTGGATGAGTTTACAAGTGCTCCTAAAATTTTATATGATTTTGTTTATTGGGGTTGTGATAAAAAGAAAACAGTAGAAAATGTTGATAGCGGTGACCAAAGGCACTTGGTATTTAAGAGAATACGAAAAGATAAAATACTTACATCTTTTTTTATAGGCAAGTATGCAAATATAGAAAGAGATATGAAAATTAATAGAATGTCACATATTATTCCATATATTAAAAAAGGTATGGCAACATTATGTTTTAATTGGATAGACCAAACTGCTACAACAAGTAGATATCACGAAGCATTAGGTTGTGGTTTATTACCATTTGTATGGCAAGATTATGATAAAAATAATACATTAGTTGCTGATAAATGGCAAAGAGTATCTTCCGTGGAAGAATTATATGAAAAATATGAGGAACTTAAAACTGCCAAAGGTTCTTTATTAGGTCAAAAGATGATGGATGTTGAAGAGCATTATAAGTCAAAATTAAAGACAAAAGATGAATATTTTGAAGGATTTAGTGAAAAGCTTGACAAATTGTTAGAAGTATGATAAGCTAGCACTTTATATTATGACAGATTTATTATTAGAAAAGCAATGGGAAGATTGGCAAAAAGACAATCCAGCGTCAACAGTTCAACATATAGATACAGAAGAATTAAAAAGCAGATTAATAAATGAATTAACTTATGTTAGTCAAATGTCTGTTGAGGAATATACTTTATATCAAAAATGGTTGGAAATACAAGAACGATATCCTACTCATTCTGTAAGTACTTTATTTGGTGAAGAAACACAATTAGAGAATTTGGAAAGAGATAAACTACTTAACCATATTAAATCTAATATATGGATACCAAAAGACCCTATGGATTTTATGTTATTAGAACCTGAATTAATCCATACAAAAGACGATAAAGAATTACCAAAGCTTTGGACTGCTATTCGTATTTTTGCTTCTACAATGAAAAATAATAGTAATATAGGTCGTAATTTACATTTTATAGTAAGAGATAAAGTAACAAAAAAATATTTAGGTGTTATTGCTATATCAAGTGATTTTTTAGATTTAACACCAAGAGATAATTTTATAGGTTGGGATAGGGAACGAAAAACTAAAAAAATGATAAATCATACTTGTATAGGTAGCACAATAGTTCCATTACAACCATTAGGTTTTAATTATACAGGTGGTAAACTTTTAGCGTTATTATGTTTATCTGATCCTGTCCAAGAAGCGTGGAAAAAAGAATATAGTGATGTTATGGTAGGTATGACAACAACAAGTTTGTATAGTAGTTTTTCACAATATAATAATCTTAAACATTGGAAGAAAAGAGGACATAGTGCAGGTACTGTATCATATGAGGCAAAAAGAAAAACAAGGAAAATGTTACAGCATTGGTTGAAAGAAAATTATCCACGCAAATATTTTGAATGGTATTCAGCAACAAAACCTAGTGGTCAACCTTATAAAAGGGACCATAGAAATAGAAGTCATACATTTACATATAGTAAATTATCTATTCCAAAGGAGATTGTTAAATCTGCTCATAGCAGGGGTATATATTTTTGTGAGTTATATAAGAATACAAAAGAATTTTTAAGAGAAGAAATACAAGAAGACAAATTAGAGAAAAGTTTTGATACTAGTATAGAAGCATTAGTGAATATATGGAAAAGTAAGTATGCAGATAAGCGCATTAAAAATCTAGTAGCACAGAATAGACACAATATGGATAAACTCTATTATGACGATTTAATCTATAAAAATTGGGAAGATACTAAAAACAAGTATTTAAACCAAGTAGGAAGATAATGAAGTCAGGTGTATATTTTATATGGGACGGTCAGAAAGTACGAATTGGTGAGGGTAAGGATGCTAAAAAAAGAATAAAACAACATATATCTTCAAGGGGTACACATAATACAAAGATTTTAGGTCTATTGCTTTGTGAAGAAAACGAAACAAAATATGAAGAAAATTTAGCAGAAATTTATTTTAAATCATATCATATAGAGGCGTCATTTTATAGTCCAGAGGTTAAGGATTTGGTAACTGATTATATTAATAATAGAATTTTAGAAAAACTTGATATTAAAGAATTAGAAATAAAAAGAAAAGGTGAAATACAAACATTATGGGGACCTGAAACAATTACTAACTTTTTACCTAAATGTGATATGTTTCCTTGGAAATATGCTACATATATGGGAAGAAAAGATAGTGCTAAAGGTTTAAAACCTAGAAAGATAAAAATATTAGGTAAATATTATTACTTTTCTGAACCAGCAAAAAAATGGTACCAAAATATTGTTAAAGATAAAAAACAAAAAATAAGAAAAAAACTGTTAAAAAATGGCGTTAAAGAACACTTATTAGATGGTATTCTTTGAGAACATACAGCGAACACCATATTTGTTGCAAAAATACAACAAAATTAATTTGTAAATCATTGAAATATAAGGGTTTTAATTTAATTATTTACTTGACTTTTGGTCCTATTAGTATAGGATAGCATAATCGAGGTTATGAAAAAAATTACAAAAGAACAAAAATCAAATCTTGCAAAATTACTTGCAACGGAAAATCTTAACATAGAACATAGAAAAGTTAAGACCGCTTATTTTATTCCTAAAACTAGAACATTATGTCTTCCAATCTGGAAAGAAATGTCTAATGATTTATATGACCTACTTTGTGGACACGAAGTTGGTCACGCTTTATATACCCCACAAGATGAAGAAAAGTTAAAAAATAAAATGAAGGGTATTCCTCATTCTTATTTTAATGTTGTAGAAGATATCCGTATTGATAAAAAAATGAAATTAAAATATCCTGGTTTGAGAAAATCATATTTTAATGGTTATAGAGAATTAGTTGAAAAAGACTTTTTTGGTACCAAATCAAATGAAATTAATAAAATGAGATTTATTGACAGATTAAATATGTTTACAAAATCTGGTAATATGGAAGATATAGAATTTAATGATATAGAAAATGGATTTATAGAAAAATCAAATCATTTAAATACTTTTGAAGATGTGATTAAACTTGCAAAAGAAATTTTTAAATATTCAGAAGAAAAAGAAGAATATAACCCTGAAGAAGATGGTTTAAATAGTAAATTTAATATAGATCCAGAAGGTGATTATGAAGTAGAAACTGATCCAACAAGTTCTAATGAAGGACAAGATACAGAACAAGAACAAGAACAAGATAATTCTGGTGATAATTCAGATGAAGAAGCTAAAGAAGAAGAAAAAACTGAAAAATCTAAAGAACAAGAAAAAGAAAATGATGGTGAGGAAAAAGCTAATCCAAAAAATGGTGGACAAAAAGCAGGACACAATCCAGATGTTGACGCTGGTATTTTACAATCTGATAATGAAGCACTTACTGATGCTAATTATAATAATGAAATAAAAAATATGGCAAAAACTGCTGGTAGAGATAATCATTATGTGACTTTACCAAAAGTAAAAAATGAAGCTGTTATTCCTTGGAAACAAGTTTTAAAATTATTTAAAGATAAAAACGACAGACAAGTAAAAGATGAGAAATTTCAAAATAAATTAAATTTTTCTACTAGAGAATTTAAAAAATTTAAACAAGAAAATATGAAAACAGTTTCCTATATGGTGAAAGAATTTGAAATGAAAAAAGCTGCAGATAGTTATAAAAAATCACAAGTAGCAAAAACAGGTTCTTTAAATATGAATAAATTACATTCATATAAATTTAATGAAGATGTATTTAAGAAAATTCAAACTGATCCAAGTGCCAAAAATCACGGTATGAACATTTTTGTTGATTGGTCAGGTAGTATGTCAAACAATATGTATGATACAATTGCTCAAACTTTAAATCTTGTTTGGTTCTGTAAAGCAATCCAAATTCCTTTTGAAGTTTATGCTTTTACAGATGTTAACAGACAATCTTTTTATCCCACATATGACAAAGATGGTCATTTAGATTATTCTTGGAGTAAAGGTAGATATAGTAATCCTCCATTTATATTTGATAAAGAAAATCAATTAATGATGGAAAATGTATCTTTAATAAATTTTGTTTCTTCTGAAATGAGAGCAGTTGATTTTCAAACTGCTATGTTGAATTTATATAGAGTTAGTTGTAACCATAGAGATTATTTTGATAACACTATAGATTGGCAGAAAAAAATTGATTTAAGAATTAGTTATCCTTCTATGATGAGATTAGGTGGTACTCCGCTTGATCCTTGTATTATAGTTGCAACAAAATTAGTAAATGAATTTCAGAAAAAATATAAAGTTCAAAAAATGAATACAATTTTCCTTACAGATGGTTGTGGTCATACAAATACTAATTATACAAAGTTGAATAAAAATTATGATCCAAATTCTAAAAACATAGATAAACAAGATGAGTATATGCCTAATTATAAAGATGAAAGTAATTTAGTAGTAATAGACAAAGATTCAAAAATGCAAATAGAATATGGATCAGGTTGGGGTTTTAAAGGAAACCATAAACCTATGTTTGAATTATTTAAAGCAAAAACTGGATCCACTTTAATTGGATTTTACATTACTGCTAGAAACAGACTTTCTTATAATGATATAGCTATGTTTACAGAAGATGGTGGTTATAGTGATGTTGATAAAATGAGAAAAGAAATTAAAAAGAATAAAGTTGGTTTAATAGAGAATTTTGGTTATGATGAATTATACATCATACCTAGACTAAATTTAAAAATTACTGATGGTGAATTAAATGTTAATGAAAATATGACACCAGCAGTTATGAAGCGTGAATTTCTTAAAACTTTGAAAACAAAGAAGACTTCCAGAGTTTTATTGAACAAATTTGTTGAGAAAGTAGCATAAATGAAGAAATTAATTTGTAAGTTATTGAAAAATAAGACTTTTAATTTCATTATTTTCTTGACATTTGATCCATTTTATGTTAGGATGGACCAATAATTAATGAATGAGGTTAATATTATGTTAAATGATAAACAAAAAAAATTCGTTGAAACTGCTTATAAAGAGTTTGGTACTGATACCATTACTCGAAAACAAGTAATTGAAATTGAATCAAAATACAATCTAACTGGAAATAGCTGGTTAGTAAATAGTTCAGATTACAAAGCAGGTCGTGGACTTTATAGATTACCAGTTGATGGTCAATCTGTTTCTCCTGCTCCTGTTGTGAAGTCTGTAAAACAAGACCTTCCAAAATCTAATCAAAATCAAGTTGCTCAAGAGCATGTGACTTTACAATCAACGGCAAGTACCGCTGATAATTTAGTTCCTGTTAAGGAATCAACTTTTGTATCTTTTGGAAATTATAGAGATATTAAAAATATAATTAAATCTAAAATCTTTTATCCAACTTTTATTACTGGTTTATCTGGTAATGGTAAAACTTTAAATATTATTCAAAGTTGTGCTGAGTTAAAAAGAGAATTAGTTAGAGTTAATATTACTGTTGAAACTGATGAAGACGATTTACTTGGTGGATTCAGACTTGTTGGTGGTGCTACTGTGTGGCACGATGGACCAGTTATTGACGCTATGAAAAGAGGCGCTATCTTATTGTTAGATGAGATTGACCTTGCTTCTAATAAAATTATGTGCTTACAACCAATACTTGAAGGTAACGGAGTTTTCCTTAAAAAAATTGGTAAGTTTGTTGAACCAACAAATGGTTTTAATATTGTTGCTACTGCTAATACTAAAGGTAAAGGTAGTGACGATGGACGATTTATTGGTACCAACATCTTGAACGAAGCATTTTTGGAAAGATTTCCAGTTACTTTTGAACAAGAATATCCATCAATGAAAATTGAAAATAAAATTTTAAATAATGTTATGGATATGTTCTCATTGAAAGATGACAAATTTACTGAAAACCTAGTTAAATGGGCTGATGTTATCAGAAAAACTTTTTATGATGGTGGTGTTGATGAAATAATTGCTACAAGAAGACTTGTACATATCATTAATGCTTATGCTATCTTTAAAAATAAACTTAAAGCAGTTCAAGTTTGTGTTAACAGATTTGATGACGATACTAAAAACAGTTTCTTGGATTTATATACCAAAGTTGACGCTGGAGTTAACATTGAGGATTTAAATCCTGGTGATACCAATGATGATGAGGTAATCATGGAGGATGAGGTTGATCCAATTAACCAATAATACTTTATGATAAAATTCATTGAATAATATTAAACCTCGTAGAGAGCGGATTTAACACCGCTCTCTTTATAAATGAGGGTTATTTAGGCGGGTTTAGCATAAAAGTAATGCACCTGTTTACCAAACAGGAAAACATTGGGCAGTACAATGAATCCGCTCCAATAACAATAAAATGATATGATAGAAGTAATAGTAAAAAATAATAATGTTGAAAAAGCAATAAGAGTTTTAAAAAAGAAAATGCTGAAAGAAGGCATTTTAAAAGAGTTAAAAAGAAGAGCATATTATGAAAAACCATCGCTTAAAAGGCAAAGAGAACATAAAGAAAACCTTAAAAGATGTTCTAAGCTTAAAAAGCAAAGAGAAAAGTATGGAGATTATTAAGAATTTCAATAAGATTTACCTTATTGAATTAAACCATTATATAACAAAGGAGTTTTATTATGGGTAGAGCTAAATTAGCTAACAGCACCAAATTTCTTAATGCATTGTTAAGAGGTAAGAGTGTGACTTGGACGGATGCACAAAAGGTATTCAACCTTGCACGACCAAGAGCAGTTGTTGATAAACTGCGAGAAGATGGACATTGTGTCTATATCAACAAATCTAAAGTAGGTACCAGTTATAGAATTGGTACTCCATCTAAAGCGATTGTGGCCGCAGGTCTTATGGCATTAGATGGTCAGGCGTATGCCTAGATTATAAATAGTCTTGCAGGCAACTCGTAAGTCCTGTTAGAGTGTTGCCTCTCGTAAAGAGTAACACATTGGGTTTGTGTCTTGTCCCAGCGAAGTAGAAATAGCTAAAACAAGACACCGTGTAAGCGATTATGGTTCTAGTTTACTAGAATCCCGGAAATAAATTTAGGAGGGTTTAAAAAATACACAAAACCCTCCACTTGAAATATGAGAAATAATACTTATATAAATAATACTGATATGCTCATAAGGAGGTATCATTATATTAACCTTGCTTAATTTAAGGAGGCAAAATGACTAGAAATCAATTAACAAATTGGGAACCTTTTAAACCGTTTTCAGTTGGGTTTGATAATCTTTTTGATGACTTTGATAGAATGTTACATTTTAACACATCTAGCTTAAGTCATTATCCACCTTACAACATCCGCAAAGTAAATGACAGCGATTATGTAATCGAACTGGCAGTTGCAGGTTTTGGTAAAAAAGATATTAAAGTAAAATCGCAAGAGAATACTTTAACTATTTCTTCAGCAAAAGACGAGCAAGATGTTTTGGATAAGGACGAAAGTGTCCTACACCGAGGCATTTCTAAAAGGTCTTTTTGTAGAAGCTTTACCATAGCAGATGATGTTGTGGTGAAAGGTGCAGACCTAAAAGACGGTTTACTTTCTGTTCAATTGGAACGAATAATTCCAGACGAAAAGAAACCAAAATTCATTGACATTAAATAAGGAGATAAAATGTTTAAATTTGATTTAGATATTCCAACTTACGCAGAATGGAAAGTACAAGTAGAAAAATTTGTAAAGGAACAACCTGAGAAAGCCCAAGAATATCAAAAGAAAACACAACAATTTTGGCAAGACTGGTTTGAAGATGTATTAAAACCTAACTTGTTCAATATTTTTAAAAAATAGACATTGTTAAAACAAAGGGCGCTTCGGCGCCCTTTTCAAGAAGCTTGACTATTTTAAAGGAATGTGATATAATACACTATGGATTATAAATTTAAGGAAAATATCATTTTAAATGATGTTAAAAAATATATTGATGAAACTTATTCATCACACTATTCCCAAACTAAAAAACAAACAACAGAAATTATTATTGACCAAGGTCATGGTACTGGTTTCTGTATGGGAAATATCTTAAAGTATGCCCAAAGATATGGTAAAAAAGATGGGCATAACAAAAATGACTTAATGAA